GTTGCATCCTCAGCCAATGTTTTATCACAAAGATAGAGGAAACAAGTGCGAAGAACTGATTCCTGGTACTGATCCACAAGCCGTTCAAATATCTGATCATGATTTGGAGCAGTGTTAGGGCCCATAACATTGCTCACGTGTTGATCACCCCCTACATCCCTACAGACTGATGAGGAAGAAAAAATGTCGTATTTTGAGAAAATAATTTGTGGCAGGTCTTTCCTGCCGAAAACAGAATACCATGAAACCACCATCAAAGGAACCGCCATCTCGGAGAAATCACAACGCTCGTCACATTCCCAAACCAGCTGATGGCGTTCAGGCCGGGTTTCAGTACTGGGAAATCCCCGGACATATGGTCATTCATAAGAGTCGTTCCCAGGTACGCTTCTTTCAAGGCACAGTCCAGCACAATGCCCGTGGTGATATCTGCCAGCTCCACGATCGTGGTGCCAACCATGAGCGTGATATCCCCGGAACCCGTCAGCGTGATGAGCGGCTCGGAATAAACGCTTCCTGGATTGGTGATTGTGCTACCGGATGTGGTGATTGTCACATCCGATACATTGTCCTTGTACCAGAAGGGATAGCACCGGAAGTTCACGGCAAAAGAACAGTGCGGGTTTCCGCGCAGCACCTTTTCAAAGGGGATCTGGTTGGCAATCCGGGCATTGTAGTGCCCGCCTGTCCGGTTGGCAAAGGTCACGGTTCCTTTTCCCTTCAGCCATGCGGCGATCACCGGGATCTGTTCCGGGTCATCAATAAAGCAAGTAGCGGTCAGGATCATATCGTCGTAGACATCATCACCCTCAAGCTGCGTCAGGCTTCCCGGTCTGCCCGGGACATTGGTCTGCTTGCTCCTCTCCAGCGGAATGGTGATCGGCGGCAGTTCCGATACATGGATGCCTTTTGTCCGGCAGTCTACACCGTTCCAGATGAAATAGTCTGTCATGGGATAACCTCCAAAAAGAGGAAGAAGCCGCCCGCAGGCAGCTTCCTCCCGATCAGTTGTTTCAGTCGATTTTCTTCACGATGTCGATCCCCCATAGGGCTCCGAGCGATACACCGTTCTCGAACTCACAGTGGATCGTTCCCGTGTCATCGACTGCCAGTACCCGGCCTTTTGTCCCTGCTGGGATGTCCCGGTACTGATCATGAAACTCCACCACCTCGACAGTGGTGCCGGGCGGATACTTTTCCCGGATGTTCTTCAGGATTTCAGGCCGGATGCTCATAGAAAACATAGGGTTTCCTCCTTTGCGTTTGGTAGGAACATATATCCTCTGAACCCGTTGAAAGTCAAGGAGTTTATGCCATTCGGAGGCCCCTGCCGCGCTGTTGACGGCGGGTCAGGGTGGCAATCTCGACAGCCAGGGAGCGGATATCCTGCTCGTCCCGAACATAGAAGTTATTTCCCGTCAGGTTGACGGAAGAAGTGTTATTGTAGGTTTTCCGGTTATCCGTGGAGCCAAAGGCAATCGCGCCTTCCAGCGCTTCCCCGGTCAGGTAACGGGCGGCGTTCTTCACAATCTTTGCCTGAACCTTGCTTTCCTCCAGAATGCCTTCTCCAAAGCCCTTCATGGTCATGGAGCCGATCTCGTCCCGGAAGACCTTAGAGGGAGAAGCAATCTTCAGGGCCTGCTTTGCGGCGGTAACAGCAGCCTGTACAGCAGACCTTAGTGCGGTGATTACACTGAAACGCCCAGCGTTGATGCCTTCCTTCAGGCCAGCCATGGCGTTTACACCGACATTCTTCAGAGTTCCCGGAAGCGCGGCAGAGATTGCTGTCTGCAGAGTAGTCACCATGGAAGTCACATCTGTAGTGAAATCATAGCCTGCCATACCTTCACCGATACCGGCGGCAACGTACTCACCGGTCGGTTCCATTCGCTTTGACGGACTCTCGATGATGAAAGCGCTGTTAATCGCTTCCTCCAGATTCTCCGCTACGGTTTCAGCCGTGGTATCCCATCCGGCTTCGGTCATGCCTTCCGCGATGCCTGCGGTCACGTTGCCGCCGACGCCCACGGAATCCAGATCCTGTACGAATTGCAGGATCTTGTTCAGGTTGTCGATATCCTCCTGGCTGACTTCCTCGCCGTTTTTGATCGCGGCAACAACCTCTGCCACATAGGTGGAGAGCTGTGCCATCCTGTCTGCGTTGAAGTCACTTTGCATGGACTGGTCCAGCGTCCGGAGGATTCCTTCGTTCCCGCCGTAAATGAAGTTATACCACTGATCCAGATCACCTTTGGCGTTCTTGATGCGCTGCTCTGCGGATTTGATAAAGTCCAGAAGCGACGCAGGCATGATGCCGGTCATGGCGGTGCCAAAGGCCGTCATGCCAAGCTGATCCACTTCCGCGACCTGTTCCCGCATTTCGGCGATTGCCTCGGGGGCACCGGTCACCTCGGCTGTGATTAGGACGTGCATGGTGCCGTCCTTATCCAGAATAGCGACGTCCTCCGGTTTCAACATGTCTTCTGTGACAGCGGATACCGGGATTTCCTGTCCGTCTTTCCAGAACTTCACTCCGGGATCATGCAGAGCCCCGGTCGGATCTTCATAGGCTTCCGACAGGCGAACAATGCCTTCGACCTCGACCTTGTTGTTTTTCAGCCACTGGCGATATGCCAGCATATCATAGCCGGTCAGACCGACCTGCATGTTCAGGGTCGGTTTTTTCACACCGTTGGCTTCCTTGTATTCCGTGATGTAGGCTACGAATTCCTTCATCAGCTCGGATTTATCACAGCCGGTTGCTTCAGAGAACTTCGTGACAATGCCCTCGACCTGTGCGGAGTTCAGCGCTGAAAGATCTACGTTTTCCGCTTCGGCGTATTTGACAATCAGGCCAACGATATCCGATGGTTTCAGGGCAGCGGTGGAAGCGCCGCCGGTGATCTCCTCATATGCCATGACCGTTGCGGTAACGGAGTCAGGCGTCAGGCCGGTGGTATCAACCTCGTTCTCCTCCAGGTATTTGAAAACGTAAGCCGTGATCTCACTGGGCTTCAGCTGGGAAACATCCGTGCCGGAGGCCAGTTCCTTATAGGCGCTGACAATGCCTGTCACGTTAGTGGGATTCAGGCCGGAAACATCCACCCCCGTGGTGGATTCGGCATACTTCGTCACATAGGCCAGAATGCCTTCAGGGGTTAGCTGGGCCGTATTCGCGCCTTCGGGAACCTCTGTGTATTTCGACACAAAAGCTTCCACGATGGGCTGCTGCTTTTCAGCGTTCTCCGCTTCCGTATACCCAGCAATGATCGCGTCCGTCGTGATGGCACCCGGGTTGCTGGCCCATTCCTCCCAGCGTGCTTTCGCGCCAGTCATGTCCAGATCCGTGGTGATCTTCAGGACTTCATCTCCGACAGCTTCACCGAACATCTCGTTTAGGCTGGTCAGGTTCGTATCCCATTTGTTATCCTTCAGGAACTGCTGGATTGCAGCCAGCTGATCCAGAGCGGTTGTGAAGTCAATATCCGGGAACATGGCCTGAACCTCTTCCTCGGACATCCCGCTGTCCAACAGGGACTGGATCTGGGTAAGCAGGCTGACATATTCTGTCAGGGCACCTTCATCCATACTGGCAGTCAGCTTGTTCAATTCAGGCAGGAAGGCTTTCTTCTCCGCATCGGTCTTCGCGGTACTGTACTGGCGCAGCAGCTGCATCAGTTCACCGATCTGGCCTTTGGCTTCCTGAACGTTATCCTGCTGCCAGACAGGATTCACCATATCCGCCATAAGCTGGGCGTATTCCAGTGCGGCGGCACGACGATCTTCATTGTATTTGGCATTCAGGGCATCCAGCGCGGCCTGACGTTCCGTGGCGTCCTCAATCAGCTGGATCACAGCGTATTCCTTGTCATACTGCGTATCCAGTGCGGAGTTGACGGAGGCCATGCCTTCGGCAGCTGCTACCATGGCCTCCTGATATACCTCTCCGCTGACTTCCTGCCCACGGGCTTCCGCACGGGCGATCTCCGCTTCCACTTTTTTCCGGATAGTGGTGAAGCCTTCCGTATCGGCGGCGGTCAGTTTGTACTTGACCTCGATCGCTTCCCGGGTATCGATCAGTTCCTGCAGGCGGAGCTTATCCTTTTCCGTCAGTTTCCGGTTCTTCCGCTTTTTCAGGAGAGTTGTGATCTCCTTGTCCATGGCATCCAGCGTTTTGATGTCCGCCTGCAGCTGATCCGAAACGGATGTATACCCGGCGGCATCCGCTGTATCCTTCATTTCCTGCAGGGATTCCCGGGTAGTGGCAGTCAGGCTCTTGAAAGATTCCGTCCAGGATTCAACGATCTCATTCGTTTCCTTCTGCCCATCAGACCAGACATTGGTCAGGCCGGACAGCCATTCTTTTGCGCTGGCCGTGGTGCGGACAAAGTCATCCTTCGTCATTCCAAAGAAGGACAGGCCCTTGCTCCGGCTGTAGAAGGTATCCGCTTCGGTTTCCTTCCATGATTTCGCTGTTTTCGCCATGCCCTCGAGGGCTTCCCGGGCTGCTTTCGCACCGGAAGCGTAGTCCACCAGTTTGATGGCTCCATACACAACGGCGGCAGCAAGAGCTACCATGGCCAGCTTGGAAGAAACCAGGGTTTTCACCAGACCGCCCAGTCCGCCGCCAGCCATACTGACCTTTGCGGAGAACTTTCCAATGGCGGTGAAGGCGGTACCCAGAGCGCCGGAGACCTTTCCGACAGCGCCGACCACTTTCCCGAGGATCAAGACAGCGGGGCCGATGGCTGCGGCAAAAGCGGCCCATTTCACAATGGACTGCCGCTGGCTCTCGTCAAGGGACAGGAACTTCTCAAGCAGGCCGTTTACGCTGTCAATGATCTGCTGGATTGTCGGGTTCAGGTCATCACCAATCCGCTGGGCGAACACGAGCGCCGTGTTTTTCAGGTTTTTCAGCTTGCTGGCGGTAGTGCCGTATATGATACTGGATTTCTGTGCCAGCGCGGTATTCTCTTTCCAGGCTTCTTCTGCCATATCCTGCGCGTTGGCAAACAGCTCTGTCGCGTTCACCGCACGGAGCATGGTATCACGCAGGCGGATTTCACTGATTCCGATTTCATCGAGGACAGCGACGGAAGAGATGCCTTCCTCGTTCATTTCAGC